AGTTAAGTCTGAAGGAGCACTTATATACTTAAGTTCCATAAGAGATTTAATATAGAAAGGGTCAGCATTAATAGCCTTAAGTCTTGCGGTATTTGCTCTTTCATCAAGTTGTGCAACTGTTACATTATTCTTAACGTATTGCTTTAAGTAATCTTTAGATATAAATTTAGAATTTAAATTGTATTTAGCGCTAATCTCTTTGTAGCCCTCTACAGCATTATAAAGTTCTGCAGGAGTTTTAGTTCTAACTAGACCTTCATTAAGATATCCATACTCAGCATAGAATGGCGATTCTAGTTTAGTGCCATTTTTAGTAGTATAATCTTTTGAATTAAGGAATATCGCTACAGCATTATCGTAATCTAATCCATCTTTCAACAAAGACGATAAGAATGAAGTTGAGGCATCTATGATAGATGAGTTGAACCCCATACCTCGTAACATTGCTTTAAGTACATCTGTACTGTTTGAAGCGGTGCCAGTTGTTCCACTAGTTCCACCAGTACCTCCAGTGCCACCTGTACCTCCAGTTCCGCCAGTTCCTCCAGTGCCGCCTGTTCCACCAGTACCTCCAGTACCGCCAGTACCTCCTG